CACGTTGTCGCCGTTCATTCCAACGACGTCCCAATTTGCCATCAACGCATCGGCGGCAAAGTGCTCGCGGAGTTGGCTTGCTGCGGCTTCAAACTTTGCGCCCGACAGGTTGCCGATGGGCGTACCTTCGACGTACTTCGTGATCTGCTTTGGTGCTGATGAATCACTCTCATCGAGTGAGTGCGCAGGGACAGGAACGCCCGCGGCGGCGTAGATGTCGTTGGCGGCGGCTTCGCTGCGGATGTGTTCCGGCGAATTACCTTCCTTCACGACGTACTGGTTTCCGTCCTTGTCCTTGGCGAGCATTGCTCCGGTGGAGCCTCCAAGGTTGCCGACCGTGGTGAGGTCAGCCGCCGCCGGCATCCCTGCATCAGAGCCTTCGCTGATGTCATCGCCGGCGGTGCCGCCCTTGCCGCATTCGTTTCCGGGCTGAAAGCCGCCGGCTCCGCTTCCACAATCCCGCCGGCTAGGTTCGCCGGCAGAGGCGGGATCTGTCGGCGAGGGGTTTGCCGGTGTTGGCGCCGGCGCGGGCGTAGTCGGATCAGGTGGGCTCGGAGCCGTTGGGGTGGGTTCAGACCCGCCCGGAGGGGGCGGCGCTGCCTTGGGCTTCCTAGCGGCATCAGCAAGAGGACTGATGATCTTGGCAATGTCAGCGTCCCCAATCAACGGGAACGCTGCGGCGATTATCCCGCTTGCGGCTTCGGCAGGGATTTCTCCCTTGGCAACCATGGCGGCGAGGGCGGACATGGCTTGCAGTTGTCCGACGCCCGAGGCTTGGGCTTCGGCGCTGGTTGGCGCGTCTGATTCTTTGGTAGTGGTTGGAAGCGGTCCGAGTTGGAGCGGGACGCGCAGGTTCTCACCACCGAGCACGGGGCCCATTCCTTCACGCGAGCGGACCTCGTTGATGGACAGGAACCCATGCTGAAGCGCTGTGGCGTAGGCGTTGAATCGCCCGCCGAGATCTCCGCGAGTGAGAGCATCAAAGGAGATCGACGTACGAACAGGCTCACCCGGGCGGATGAGTTTCCTGATGGTCTCTTCTTCGAGTCTGCTTACCCAAGTGCCGAGCGTGTGCTTGGTGAATTCGAGATCGGCTTGCTCGGCGCTGGAGTAGGACTGCTTACTCGAATCGCCGACCATGTGCGGCGGCACTCCAAACGCTGCGGCGATTTGCTCACGACAGTAGCGACGCAGCTCGATGAGTTGTGCGTCGTCAGGGTTAATGCTGACTTGCTTAAATTCGTAACCGGATTCGAGGATCGCGACGCGGCCCGCATTTCGGGAGCCGCCTTGCATTGCTTGCCATGAATCACGTAGGCGCGAATATGCCTCAGGTGACAAGGTGCCTTGAACCTGCAAGACTCCGGCTGGTCGCGCGCCGTTCTGGAAGAACGACGCAACGAATGCTTCGGCTTCAAGTTCGACGCCGATCATTTGTCGGGCGAGATAGATTGGCGGCTCACCAATCAAGCCGTCTGCGCTTGGACCGATGAGGTGGAAGATGTCGTAGGCGTTGAATACTTGCGAGCCCGGAATGCCCGCGGCGTAGTAATAGACAACTGAATTGTCTGGCGCGCGCTGCACGTTCATCAGATCCGGGCGCAGTTTCTCGAGACGAATTGGTCGACCGGTTGCGTCACGCTGAATGTACGAGTACCCGTTGCCGTACAGGAGGCAATCCATCAGCATGGACTGGCGCCAAGTCAATGCGCCCATGAACGGATTCGGCTCGATGTTCAACAGGTGATAGAGCGGATGGTTGGGAAGCGGACGCATCTGCTCCTCTTCAACCTTGTAAACCTTCCACTCCATGCGAGCAATGCTCTGCGAGATCAGCATGGTGCACGCGTGAACGCTTGGGCTTTGCCTTGCAAGTTCGGGCGTGATGTAGCGGCCAGTATCAGCCCAATTCGATATATAGCCTTGGACACCCGAGGAGACAGGCATACCGACCGGGCTGTTCTCTTGGAAGGCAATATCTTCCCGGCGAGAAGCCTGGCGCGTTAGTCCTCCGAAGATTCGTGACAGGATGCCGTCTATAGCCATTGGATTCCGCGGTCCTCGTATGGGGAGCGTAGCAAGGGGCTCCCGTCTAACGCTACTGCAAGGGCAATGATCCCCGCAACTACCGGATCGATCTTCTCGACAGAGCGGCGCTTGCTTGGGCGCGGGTTGTTGTTGTAGTCGAGTTCGACGACGGTGTTGGACATCGCCCAAGTCATGACAGGATTCCCGTCATGGTGCAACTTCTTGCCTACGACAGCAGCCTCCCATCGGCGGGTCGGTCCGCTCATGTGCAGGAACGATTGAGGAACGCGCCGAAGTTTCAGCCCGTCATGCTCGAGCTGCTGCGCCAATCCTCCGGCGTTGTTGGGGTCGTAGCCGACCGAGACAACCTTGTTTTTCTCGACCAGGCGCTTCACTTCAGCGCGTAGGAATTCGTAATCGGTGGCGTCGCCGGGAGTCAGTTTCAACCATCCCTGGCGCGCCCAATCCAAGTAGGGAACGCGGTCGCGCTTTTGTCTACGCTCGGCGCCTTCTTCTGGAGCGTAGGACCAAGTGCGGACGTGGTACTCGTCCCCGTCCATCCATACGGCGGTGAGGCTTGTCAGGTCACTTACTTCGCCAAGGTCGATGCCGAGATAGCACGGCAGCCCGGCGAGCCGATCGTCTTCTACCGGATCTTGGCAATCGTCCCAATCAGACATGCGCACCCATCGGATATCAGCGGTGACGTGTTGATTTAGATGGAGAGTGCGGAAGGGGGTTTCGTACGACGGCTGCTCTTGGGCGCGTCTGCATTCTTCCGCGATCCATTGCTCCTGCAACGAGATGCCGAGCGACGGGTTGGCGATGCGCCAAGCCTCAGGCGTGCGCCAATCCATCGCCTCCGTGGCTTCGTAGATCACGGGCAGATATGCGGGGTTGTCGATGATGCGGTCGCGGACCTTGCATGCGTAGTCGTACTGATCCCACTCGAGCGATTCACGCAGCGTGCCGGCGGTTGTGATTGAGACAATCAGCGGCTGCATGCGAGCACCCATCGAACTGGAGATTGCTTCCCACAGTTCACGCCTATTTCCCATGGCGTGGATTTCGTCGGCGATGGCAAAACTGACGTGGAGCCCGTGCGCTGTTGGTGCGTCGCTGGACATGGCTGCCCACACACCTCCGAGCGATGGGGCGACAATTCGATTCTGATAGACCTCGACGCGCGCCTCAAGTTCAGGCTCGGCGCGGATCATGGTGCGCGCACGCTCAAATACGAGTTTGGCTTGCTTGCGGTCAGCAGCGAATGAAACCACTTCAGGCGTTGGCTCTCCATCAGCGAGGAGGTGATAGAGCCCGAGCGGCGCCAGCAGTTCGGTCTTCCCGTTCTTGCGCGGGATCCAAATGGCGCACTCCCGGTAGCGGCGCGTTCCGTCAGCACGCATCCACCCGTACAGGTTTCCAATCAGCGAGCGCTGCCATGGAAGCAGTTTGAACGGCTGCCCTGCCCATGTTCCTTTGGCGTAGGTGCAGACTCCCTCGATGAATCCGATGACGTGGCGCGCTGCATCAGGGTTCCAAGTGCTGTTCCCGGCTGACGCGATGGCGTCGTAGCCGGGAATGCTGTTGAACGCTTCAGCCGACCAATCATCCGGCTTTGGTCGGGCGCGCGAAGTACGACGCTTTGCCATCGGTCTTGACCTCCGGTAGGGCGATCAGTCGACCGCGTGCGGCGGGCGTCAGCCCGAACTCGGCGAGCATGCGCCGGACGTTGAGAGCGAGCTCCATTTGCATGGCCGAGTATGGCGAGCGCCGAAGCATCTTGAGCGAGCCGTCGGGATTTTTGACAGGGTAGACGTCGCCGTATTGGTTGAGCATGTCTGTGGCTCGGCGATAGCGCGACCATGCTTCACACAGGACAGCGAGCGCGAAGCCGTCCGCTTCGGTGATGACGCGCATGCGCTCGAGGATTGGAACGATTTGCTTCCATGCCTTCTTGCCTTCATCATCTAACCATGGCGGGATGGGCGGCGTGCGCGATACTGGCGTTGGCTCGTTCTTTCGACCACGTGCGCGCCAACTGCCCGAGAGCTTGAGCATGGCGGTCGGTTTGGGGGGAGGTCCACTCATGCTTGTTCCAATACAGTTAGTCGAATGTGCGTAGCAACTGCCTTCATCAATGGCGGCGGCACGGTGTTGCCGAGTCGCTCGGCGGCGTTGGTGTAGTTTGTGCCGAAGTCAAATTCATCTGGGAAGCTGCTGAATCGCTTCAGCTCTGCAATCGTAAACGCGCGACGCTCTGCCCAATGCATCAGTCCATACATGCCGAGTTGACCGAGGCTCTTCGTTATTGTCGGGCATGGACGCATCGGATTGACTCGCACGCCGTTGAATCCGATTCGAAGTCCAAGCTTGGTGAGGCTCTGTCCTGGCTTGAGAAACTCCCACATACTGTAAGCCTTGCGCGTGTTGCCAATTTCGATAAGGTGCGCAACTTCTGCTTCGTCGAGTTGCAGCCCTTCAACGGCAACGCTCGCTGATATCGGGGCATGCGTCGGCATTGGATGAGTTGGATCGATGTTGAGGTCTTCGCGGACGCCGATGAAGATCATTCGCACTCGTGACTGCGGCACGCCGTAATTCGACGCGTTTAGCTTTCGCGCTGCAACTCGATAGCCGCTCGCCTTTAGTTCGCGAAGGATTTCGGCAAAGATGATGCGCATCTTCCCGATGACCATGCCGCCTACGTTTTCCATTACAAATACTCGCGGCTTCAAACCACGGAGAAGCCGCACATATTCCTTGAATAGTTGATTTCGCTGGTCTTCAATGTTGCGTCGTCCGGCGATGCTAAATCCCTGACATGGCGGCGAACCATCGAAGATGTCGAGTTCTCCGGGCTTGAGCCCGGTTCGCTGCAGGACTTCATCAACGGAGATGCTGGCGATGTCCCCATGAAAGAGGTCGGTACTGGCATGGTTGCGCCGATAGATTTCCGCTGCGCCCTTGTCCCACTCAACTGCGAGCAGGACACGCCCACCGGCTTGCTTGTAGCCGAGCGATGACCCGCCGCAACCGGCGAAAGTTGTCACAACGGTGAATGGTTTCACTTTGGCCATCGGTGTCCGCACTCCTTGCAGTGTCTCCATTCAACGTCGTCCGCGCAAGCCTCTGTGATTTCTGGCCCGAGCTTTGCCATTGGTGCGCCGGCTGCAGCGGCAAGGAACGCTTCGGCTTCTCTCTTTGAGAAGCCCGACGCCGAAAGCAGGTCGTCACCTTCGGCGGCAATTTCTGCGAGCGAAGCGCGGAGGATGTTCTCATCCCACTTGGCGAGGTCGGCGGTGCGATTGTCAGCGATGGCATAGGCTTGCGCGGAGTCTTGATCGAGCGCGCTGCGAACGATCCAAACCTTTGGCAACTTCAGGCGCATGGCTGCCGCCAGAGTTCCATGCCCGGCGATGACTTCGTTCTCTGGCGAAACAACAATCGGCTTCTGCTGCCCAAATTCTTGGAGGCTCTTCATCACGGCGCGAACGCTTCGCTCTCCGTGGTTGCGGGCGTTGGTTTCCGAGAAGCGCAACTCATGCGGGTCAATCCATTCAGGCGTCATTTTTGACCTCCGCTCCGCATTGCGGGCAGCATGGAACCTTCGGCTTCTTGGAGGCGTTCTCGTTCTCGATCTTCTGCGCAAGAGTGGTAATGCTTTCCACCGAGCCCGAGCCAAATCCCGTCATCAGCGCCATTCCGCTGGGGAGTTGCTCGAGCGTCAGGGCGAGCGCTTGATAGTCCCACTGGGAAAGTTCCCCGGTGCGGTTGTCGGCAATGGCGTAGGCGGTAGCGGCTGCTCCCGACAGGTCGGTCTCCACGACGTCAACCTCTGTCCAACCCAAAGAACGAGCGGCGGCGAGCGTGCCGTTTCCGGCGAGAACAACTCCGCGCAGGTCAACGACAATCGGCTTCTGCTGACCAAACGCCTTCAGGCTTCCCGTGATTGCGGCGAGGTTCTCGGCGTCATGGGTGCGCGCATTCTGCGGGTCGGGAGTGAGTGAGGCGATGGGTCGCCGGACGATCTGCATCAGAGGTTCCTTGATTGAGGAGGGGGGGAGGAGGCCCCCGCCGGGGCGGCGACCTCAAAAGGGGGGCAACCCGGGCGCGCGCATCTGTGGCGGTGTGACCTCGGAGAGCAAGCGGATTCAGAACTTTTTGAAAGGGGTACCCTTTCCCCGGGGGAAAGGTGCTCTTCCCCGGGGGAAGGTTCGCCGCATTCGGCTTCAGTCGCGTCCGAGCCGAGGAGGGGCTTGGGGTCGGATGGTCGATGCCGAAGCAACGTGGCTCCACGTAGGGGCTCTGCGTCTGATTCTGACAGAGCGCGCAGCGTGGCATCGAAGCGCGTGACCTCCAAGGAGGCGGCGGCGGCGCGCTCGCCGGGCAGACCACGCTCGCGAATGGAGGCGAGACAGGCGTCTACGCCCGGGTGGAGGATGACCAAGGTGCACGCCGGGACGTCCTTGGCGAACGCGAGCGCACGCTCAAGGTCGCTCATCAGGACGTAGAGCCGACCCTGCACGTGACCTTCAATAGACGCGCCGACTATGGCGTCCCGGATCTTGCGCATTGGGGCAGACAGGGCAAGCGCCTCAGACGTCCAAGCCTTGGCAAGGCTGCAGGCTTGAACGAGCGCGTCGTAGTCGTAGGTGATGTCGTTACCCCCCATCAGTCGGCGTACCAATGTGGACTTCCCGGCTGCAGGTGGACCGACGATGATGGTGATGCGCGGCGCCCACGGTCCGCGCTTGTTCCCGGAGCCCATGTCGGCGTTGGTCTTGCGGGCGTGGCAAGCCTTGCACAACGGCTGCAGGTTGTCCGCTGTGGACTTGCCTCCGTCCATCAGGGGAATGATGTGGTCGACGCAGACGGCGGGGGTCGTTTGACCCATTGCCGAACACAGACGGCAGAGCGGCTCGATGGACCGAGCCGCTCTGCTCGTCTTGTTCCACTTGCGACCT